CTGGTTTTTGCTTGTGTTCATCAGTGTACACCATCCCATAAGTCTTCATTGCTTCATGGAGCGTGGTCATGTTGTAGAGGTCACGGTAATTAGTGTGTACCGTGCCTTCATTGTCGTCGCCCATCACAAATGGTCTGACATATTCATCAAAATTGTGTTGTCTACTCCAACTAACCAGATCTAACCAACAAAATCTTAAAAGACATAAGTTGTATAAACAATTGATCAGTGTGGTAAGCGCACCACCACTAGGGTGGCCACTGGGCCAGACATAGATAATACCATTCGAAATATGTCGAGAATTACTAATTTCTAACCACAAGATTTCTCTTATACGGTTATCTATAGGGTTACTCTCGAACCTTGAATACCACCAGTTAACCAGAACTTGTAGCATGTTTAAGACGGCAGGTTGTAACCTACCATCATATTCTGAATAGTCTGCACAAAATACAGCGGGTTCTTTCCAGCCTGCAAGCTCTAAGAGCCTACGAGCCGATGTGTCCCATTGGGAGGAATGTTCATTTGTTCCTGGAGCACAAGAATTGTAAATCTTGTTCTTAAGGAAATTAGCTAGAAAAGCTCCAAAATACATTCTCATTAAAACTAGAAGCCAGAAGGGGCCTCCGGAAAACATTCGTGTCTTTCCTTCATCCACTTTTGGGATATCTCCTAATTCATCTTTGTCACTATCGGTGAACACCCAGAAAAGGCGTTCGCCGTTAATCATTCTGGTTAGGTAACCATCTACAATGGTTCTACCTTCGTCTATAACTTTCTGGTGTTCAGGGGATCCTCGGGGGAATTGAGCTAAGCGTTTCTTAAAATCAGCAACGCCAGGCATATTCATAGGGTAACCTGAGGAGGAATTGGATCTAATACCACCTGTGTCCTCATCTTCGAGGACTCCATAAAGAGCCTCTTCAAATGAGAATTTACGTGGTTCAAAAGCATAATGGCTGGTATCATCGAGCCAATGCTTCATGTCAGTTAACACTCGGCTCAATTTTTCTTTAGGGATATACTTAATAGGTTTGCAAAACTTTTTGAGAGCTTTTGCATGTGGATCTACTAGTATTCCTTCTTTGTTGGTGAAAGGTCTTAGATGTCTAGGCTTCTTTTGGGATTTCCAAAATGTGTTGTGTAATTTGGATTTCCTGATTGAGCTAACTAAACACTTCGCTGGACCGATAACTTCGGCTATTGCAGTGAACTGTTCTCCTATGGCATCTATAGGAACTTCTTTAAGTTCTGCACATGCGGGGGGAAGACCGTCAAGTGTGAAACGCTCCATAGCGTCTTCCAACTCTTCGGCATACATTTCAGGTTCTTCCATCAACGTGTCAAGTTCTTCCATTTCTTTAATTAACACTTCCTGAGTTACTTTAGCTGCATGGCTAAATCTTTCTCGAACTCCTGACGCTGAACCAGCAACGTGGATTCCAAAAATTTTTCTCATTTGTATTTTAGGATTGAGGTAAATAAATGGGATACCGCAATCTCCTTTGGAAGTGAAATTCTCATAGGTAAAGACTCCTTTTACATAATAGAAGTCTCCATTGGTCATCTGGACCGGAAGGGCTTGATCTTTTTCATAAACAGCATTGCCGTAAGCAAAACTGCGCTCACATCTATCGTTCTCTTTAACTTCCTTCAGGAACATAAAAGGAATGTTCTTGGGGTAAGAGAAGTTAAAATCTTCTTCTTTGGCGAAATATTTTAAATAATCGCCTCTGATTGGGAATTCTTTGGGTAAACGAACTAGAGCTAAATCGTGTTCTTCTAAAAAGTTGTTGGAACAATTTTGGATTAGTGTTTGTTTTTCTACATAAACACATTTTTCGTCAAATGTTTTACCTTTTATAGTATCATATGAAAACTTTATAGCTTGTTTTCCAGCTTTTCGATCATCTTCAATTTCGAGCATCCACTTATATAAATAGTGTCCAGGCATAAGGATTGTGCGGCCTTTAACTATATAAGCGTGTCCTACTACAAAATACACTCCTTTACTATCAGGGGCGTGTATCGTCATAATATTCTTTATAATCTTACTAGTGGCTAAGGAATAACCATTAGGGTCTCCAGTTTCTCCGAATTGGGGTTCAGTTAGCTTTATGTCTTTTCTCAGTTTCTTGAGTCTAGACTTGAGATCTTGTTTCTTTCTAGAACCTGATTTGTCGGAGTGACCATATTCAGGAACATTATCCACTTGCTCTCCCCATATTAATCGAGAAATATAGGCGCAGAGCTTTTTAATCATACCAAGAGACAATAATGATAAAGTGGTCATCATCATAGGTTTCTTGGTGAAAAGATAGGTTAAAGTTTTAATTGGGGTTTCGAAAATAGTGCCTTCAGCCATAGAATCAATCTTATGTCTGGCGGCGTATTTCCATTCATACCATTTTTCCCAACATACCACGAACCATTTGGGGGCTCCGGGTATCTTGTAACCAAACATTTCGAGTTGGCCGTGGACTAAAACAGACCAGAAAACTCTGGATCCCGTTTCAGCACCATAGTCAAATAATATTTGGTTGATAACTTCCTCATGAAAGTAGTGCATGAGATACATTAGGAAAACGAAAGGGTCTACGAAAGTTCCAACAATAGGGGAGAAAACATGGTAGAGTGAGGTGATTGCTAAGAAAGTTGCACCTTTGCTAGCTTGAACTGCATAAAGTACAGCAGCTATGTTAAAGGTTCTTCCCATAAGGTCGGGGTGTTGCCATATGTGTGAGTATGTTTTGGTAATTTCTTCTCCATCACGTATTTCAGTGAATGTGATGTTAGAGAAAACGTATTTGTTCATAAATTTTATATATCTGTGAACCATACTGGTTGGGAATTTGACGAGCCATCTAAAGGCAGGGCTAGAATAAAAATTCTTTTCTGCTTGGGTTAGACAGCAGGAAAATGCTTGATCTACATCATAAGCTAGGAACTCTTCGTTTGAATAAGATTCATACACGAAAGCAGTTCTAGCAGCTATGTGTTTAGACCAGTGTTTTGAAGCAAAAGCTCCAACAGCACCTTCTTTGATCGGATCTACATCGCAACCATATCTTCTATGGTAGGTAAGTAGAAAGGCATCACCTTTTGAAGTAGCTGAAATATTTCTACTCTGGATTACGGGGTCTTCTGACCAATTCAGAATATCATCTTTCAACAAGCTGCCTGCATATTCAGAAACATCTCTGTTCCATTCTTCTCTGGCG